ATGTAGTGAAAAACAATTTACTTAATTGACGGGAACCTCTCGTTAGGTGTTGACTACTACCTTATAATAGTGATATTATAAAGGAGCCTATTGTAATGAATAGGGCATAGTAAAAACGTTAACAATAGAGACAATCCGCAGCATTTATACTATTAACCTGAAGTTATGGAGTAAGGTACTTGAAAGAACACCCAATATTTAAAAACTATTTAATTTATAAAGACGGTAGAGTTTTCAATAAACTCAGTGGTAAGTTTCTGACTATCAGAGTGGACTTCTTCGGATATTGTACAGCTACTGTAAGAGAGTCTGTAGGCTCACAATGGTACTGGAAGAAAGTTCACAGGCTTGTGGCTGAAACATATTTACCAAACCCAGAAAATAAAAGAGAAGTAAACCATATAGATTGTAACAAGGAGAACAATAACCTTGAGAATCTGGAATGGGTTACTTCTAAGGAAAACAAAACACATGCTTTTCAGAACAACCTTTATTCTTGTGTAGCAGAGAACTCTCTTACTGCCATATTAACCAATGTCCAAGTCCATGAAATATGTAAGCACATAGAAGATGGCCTCGATAACAGTAGTATAGCAGCCTTCTACGGTGTTGATACTGGCAGAATCTCGGATATTCGTATTGGTCGTAGGTGGAAGTCTATAAGTTGTAACTACAATCTCGTAGTGAAACGACAAGACAGGAAAAGCTTAAATACAATTAAGTTTGTTTGTGAAAAGATTTCTGAGGGGCTATCTGATAAAGAAGTCTCAGAAATAACTGGTGTAAAAGTAAGAGATGTAAACAGAGTTCGCAGGGGTGTGATTCATTTAGGGGTATCTAAAGGTTATAGATTCCCAGAGTATAGGTGTTCAGAGACTATTCCGTAAGGAAGTAGGGTCAAGTGACTCGAAACAGTAAAGTGCTTAGCATTTGGTTGAAGTACAAGAGATAGTCCGGTCTGCATGGAGACATGCAGCAGCTTGAATAAAGCGGGTAGAGCTTAACGAACTCTATTGAACATTAATGAAAAATCAGATTATGTCTTAACTCATAGGACGCCTTATAGGAAACTATAAGGGCAATACTTCTCTAATTCGGTGGAACCCTCTAGCAGGCAATACCGAGCGAAGCTTAGTAGAAATACTTTGAACGTGTGACGGTCAGAACGAAAGTTCGTAGGGATCAAGTGATCCCGAAACGGGAAGCTCCTTAGCATTAAGTTGAAGGAGAAGATATGACCTCATCTATATGGTGACATATAGCAGCTTGAATAAAGCGGATGTAGATTAACGATTTACATTGAAGATATTGGAAGAGCTTAACTTTAGGTTCGCTATGTAGGAATACATGGAATAATTAACTTATCGAATTCGGTGGAACTCCCCATGGGACAATACCGAGCCAAGCCCGTAAGGGAAGGTGTAACGACTAGAGAGCAATCTCGTAGGGTCAAGTGACTCGAAGTGGTAAGACTCCAGAACGGAGTAAGAGATAGTCTGGACTACATGGTAACATGTAGATGCACGTAATGGTGCTGGTAGTGGCTAACGCCCACTGTTGAACATACTGTAAAGGTCAGTGAAATGTTAGCTGACGTTAAACCTATTTAATTCGGTGAATCCCCTAACGTGAAGACGAGGGCAACACCGAGCGAAGCTCAGGTAATTGAGAACGTGTAACGACTAATGCTGATGAGTGTAAGCATGTAGTACCAAGTGGTACGAAACAGTAGGCTACCGTAATTGGTAGAAGAGCTAGTCTCAACTTCTATAGAGATATAGAGATGCACGTAATGGTGCTGGCACAGCTTAACGAACTGTGTTGAAGATATTGTAGCTGATTCATTACCCGCAGCAGTGCAAATGTTCGCAGATGCATTGACTGGTGGTGACATCAACAAATTGAACGAGGGGATGAAAGTAGGTAAGTTTAAATCCTTTGACTTATTGAAAGTAGCCCAACACATGAAAGACTTGGTTGATCCTAAGTTGCTGGCAGAAATGCTTAAGACAGCAGAGAAACAAGTTACAAGACTTAGTAACTCTTGGTTAGAATTCATGATGGCGATGAACGACTCAGGGCTGTGGGATGCCATTGGTAGTGGTGTGGATAAACTTACAGCTTCAATCAAGGAACTTACACCACACATCCCAAGGATAGCAGAAGGCTTTAAAGGTCTTTTGGGATCACTATGGACTGCTAAGTACCTCCTCCCCATTGTGTGGGGATACTTCAAAGTCTCCTCTATCATGGCTGCAAGCGGGGGAGTTTTGACCCTAGCGGGAGCGTTTAAGAAACTTGCCCTAATGTTACTGAGAACCGTAGCCATCCCAGCGGCCATTCTCGCAGGTATCCTTCTAATAGCAGATGCTATCGAAAGTGTACAGGGTAAAGATGGTTTGCTGATGGAAGCTTCCCGTAAGGGGGGTATGTTGGGAATGTTTGCAGAAGCACTTCTCCAAGCAGCTAAGTTACTCCAGTTGTTGGGGTTGATAGATGAGTCGCAAAGGCAGAAGGAGGAGCGTAAAACAAACGCTAAGTCTACAGCCCAGAGTAAGCTTGTCTCAGACTTAGCTGCAATCCAGTCTAATCCAAACGGTAAGGTTGGTGCTAGTGAGTTAAGTGCGTCATTAAGGGATTATGCTTACGCAAGTAAAGACAGCTCCCCAGAGATGCGCCACCAGATGGCTGAAAGGGTTCGTAGGGCAGCATCCCCTGAGATGTTAACCCAAGGCCATATCCCAAGATTCTTGGATCAACTTGACAGGGACTACAAGGATAAACAGGCATACGAGCAACGCAGTAATAATTTTCAAGCTGCTGGTGGGTTGTCCCCAAGTCCAACAATAAATATCACCATTCAGAACGTAGAGCCTAACGTTAGTAAAGATTGGTTGTTAGCGACAATGCCCAGTGTTTTTGGTCAAGTTGCCAGTCAGTATATTCAGAAGGAATCCCCCATGTTTGCCAATCAATCTAATAAAGGGAGTGGTGGTTAATGGCTTGGTTTGATGTAATCTTAGATAGAACAGGCGCTATTGGTAGCCTTATTGGTAGGCAAATGTTCATACAGAACAGAAATGTTCAAGTGGAGAGAGAAAAGAGTAACCTAACTAAAGCCAATGCAGCTAGGGTGGAACAGAACCTGAATATAACATTCCCACCTGTAAAGGAGACTAAAATCCTTCTTGACAATGGGGGTGTTATTTGGTTTGATGTAGCTACAGAGGTTAATCATGAGTGGCCTTCCACTGTAACTGAATTCCCTGTAGAAGATGGTGCTAGCGTATCAGACCACATTGTGAATGGTAACGTTACTTTTAATGTTACTGGAGTATTCTCAGACTACCGCTTAACTAAGCCAGATGCTGAAGGTAATCCCACACTTCCAGAACAACCCACTCAAGTGGAGGTCTATCAGGCACTTATTGGCCTTAGGGAAAACAGAGAGTCCTTTAGCTTACTCACCCCACTCAGTACATACTCAAATGTGGTTCTCAAGAACTTAGGAATGCCTAGGGATATGGGGGACGCTCTCAGTGTTAAAATGGAGTTTGTTCAGATTAGACGAGCTGTTAGTGGCATCACTACAGTTAGTTTGATTGAGAAACCTAAGACAGTTAACAGTAAGAGTGCTAAAAATCCAGACAAGGTATCTCAAGAGAAACTGGCAGAGACTAAGGATAAAGGGAATGTAGCACCTCCACCCGTAGATGATAGATCAAACCCCAAAAAACTTTTAAATAGCTTCACAGGGGGGTAATAATGACAACACAGCAAGAACTACCCCTGCCAACTTCAGCTACCCCTAAACTTAAGTACAGGGTTATCCTTGAGGGGGCTGAATACACCTTACTATTCCAATGGATGTCAAGGAGTGGCAGCGGCTGGTATATTAGTATGTATGATAACCAAGACGTACTAATTTACTCTAATATAAAACTAGTGCCTTGGTTTGATTTTCTAAGTGGACTACCAAGTCCTAAATTACCTATAGGTGAACTTGGACTTATCTGCACAAGTATGCCCTCACCCCTAGCGCCAGATATTACCCCCCCTAACTTATCAACTGATTTTAAATTGATGTACTACTCTCCAAACTAGGTGACCCATGTCTGAATATAAGTTTATACGAAAATACAGGTTGGTCATAGGGGAAGCTAATACTTCAGATAAGACAGATAAGAAGTCGGTTGTCATCACAGAGCAACATGTCGAGTTTGATACCCAACATCATCAAGGTTCTAAGCCTGACACGATGGAGATTAAGATATTTAATCTCTCAAGAGAGACTATAGCAATCTTCGATAAGAAGGATGTATTGGTTTCTCTGTATGTTGGTTATGGTGATGATGAGTTGGTGTTGTTGTTCCGTGGTAATAAAACCTTCATGGAAACAACTAAAAGTAATACGGAAGTTATTACCAGAGTGTTAGTTGCTGATGGTTATGTCTCTATCAGGGAGGGTAGGGCACACACCACACAACCTGAAGGTGCTAATGTTGAGCAGGTTATCAGAGGAATTATCTCTGACAGTATGCCTGAGATTACTAACATTAATATGAATGGGGCAACCCTGAAACGTATTTACAATAGTGGGTATGCAGTTAATGGTAATGCAACTACGGCACTTAATACGATCTGTTCAGCGAATGGACTAATCTGGAACATCTCTGAGAACAACACCATCAATGTATTCCCTATCAAGGGGAGTATTAAGAAGGAAGCTATTGTAATCAGTCCAAATGATGGATTGATTAATACAGTTGAGAAAACCAACCAAGATATTAAAGCATTGAAAAAAGATATTGATGCTCCAGAAGATGCTGGTATTAAATTTAAGATGCTTATGAACCCCTTAGTGAAGGCTGGACAGCTTATCAGTATTCAGGGAACCTTTGCAACAGATGGTGTTTATAAGGTAAAAACTGCTACACATAGTGGTAGCTATGAAGGTACTCAATGGGAAACTTCTATTGAAGCCGAAAGCACCAACTACCAGACCGTAAAATAAGAGAATACACAATGAGTGATTTTAGCTTCTCTGGGCTTGCTCAGGGCGCGATAGAGCAATTTGCTGCTGACCTGCATACCTGCATACCCGCAAGGATTATAAGCCTATCACATGACCTACAGAAAGCCACAGTGCAACCTATGGTCAAGGCTAGGTACACAGATGCTGACGGGAACCCTGAGAAGGGTTTAAAGGAGATGTCGAGTATAACATCTGTCCCTCTTGTATTCCCTGCAAGTAGATACGCAATCATGACCTTTCCTGTAGAGGTTGGGGATTTGGTCTTACTACTGTTTAGTGAGAGAAGTATTGATGCTTTCAAATACTCAGATGGTAAGAAACCAATTGACCCTAAAGATTTAAGGAAACATGAGTACACAGATGCCATTGCAATCTGCGGAATGTTTACTTACCCAACAGCCCTAGGTATCCACCCAACCGATACCGTCATTAGAATGAATGCAGGAAAATCAAATGAAACTAAGATATCACTTAAACCAAATGGTGATATTGTTGCAGATTCATCAGCAAAGTTTATTGTTAATAGTCAGTCTGATACTGTCGTAAATAGTAGTGCTAATGTTGAGGTAAATGTTTCTGGTACAACTACAGTGACATCTGGGGGTTTAGTTACTATTGATGCCTCTAATACAACTATCACTGGAAGCCTTAGAGTAGATGGTGGTGTGAGTGTTGGTGCGGATGTATCCACGGATGCAGGTATCACACTGAAAACTCATAAACACGTTGGGAATTTAGGTCGTCCAACCAGTGCAGGTATTCCATGAGTCTAAATGCCGCAAGTTGTGCTAGTTCAATTAACTCGGCAATCGGCAGTTACATAACCACTTACCCATCAGGGAACTTCATCAGTGCTTTTGTTTCAGCTTATAAAACTTATTCACAAGCTGGTGTATTATCTTCTGGTGGTGGGGTTGCAGGAAGCGAGAATGATGGCATTCTTACAGCGTTCATGAACAGCTTTAGTAGTGATACTACTGAAACTGCCTTTGGACAGGCACTGGCAGATTATTGGGCTACGTGTTTGTTAATTCCCTCTGGTGGAGCTGTAAGTATCAGTAATAATGCTTCAAGTAAGGCAGCAGCTTTTACAGCAGCAGTTCTTGCAAGCTATTCTACGTCTGAAGTTACTCCCTATTACCAACAGTTCATAACAAACATAGAGAATGTTGCGAAGACTATTCAGTGGACAGCGGTTCTCCCAGCCCCACCCTTTTCAAGAATAGAAACTATTAATTAATTCAGAGATATTTATGGATTTCTATTTAGACCCGTTAACCCATGACCTGAGTGTTGGTGGGTTTGATATTAGAGTTACTGCTAATGCAGAAGAGGCTCTACTACAAAGATTAAAAATAAAATTACTTTTCTTTAAAGGTGAGTGGTTCTTAAATCAGAACTTTGGTGTCCCATACTTCCAAGAGATATTTGTGAGTATGAATGCTAAGGATGATGCTGACACAGTTTTCAAAGTGGCTATTACTGAGATGCAAGGTGTTGAGAAAATACTAAAATACTCCTCATCTTTCGATAGAACCACAAGAGAGTTTCTATTAAATTTCTCTGTGCGTTTCAATGGAGAAGTGATAACAGCTTCTCTCCTTATTTAACAGGATAAATGATGGCAGGATTATCAGCAGAAGGTTTAACGATTAAAAGCCTTACAGACACTATCACCGATATGTCTGACAAAATTAAAGCAAGAATAAACCCAGATTTTACTGTTGCAGAAGACACTGTTGCTGGTGTCTTCACTGGCATAATTGCAGATGCTCAAAGTACACTCTGGGAAACTCTTCAGATGGTGTATGATGCGTCTTATCCAAGAACTGCAACAGACATCTCTTTAGACTATACAGCGGGTATAGTTAATGTGACGAGGATTGCCGCGGCTAAGAGTAGTGGTAACTTAGAGTTCACAGGTACTGTTGGTACAGTGGTTCCAGTTAACACTGCAATCAAAGTCCCAGCTACAGGTGATAGATATTTCACTTCAAGTGCGTTAACACTAGCAACTGCTGCATTTAGTGATATTACTTTTAATATCTCAACAATTGCAAACAGTACAGTATACACAATGACAATCAATAATATTGTCATTAGCATTACTTCTGGGGTAAGTGCAACAGCGAATAGTATCTTATTGCAACTACAAACTGCAATTAATAGTTTGATTACAGGAGTCACTACTTCTCTCCCCACCTCCACAACATTACGTGTAAATATAACTGAACCTGACTCCACTTACCCACTGGTAATTGGGGCTAGGATAGGTGTAACAACTGTATCTAATCTGGTGAACGCTGTTAGTGAGTTTGATGGTGCTTATGTTGCCCCTGTTGGTACAGTGACTGAACAACTTGTCCCCATCTTTGGTATATCTTCAGTAACAAACTTAAAAGATATGTTTGTGGGTAGACTTATAGAAACAGATAATGAGCTGAGAGTTCGTAGATATAACTCTGTGGGTATCATTGGGGCATCTACCTACGACTCAATATTATCTAACATAAGAAATATTGAAGGTGTTACTGCTGCTTTTATCATTGAGAATAAAACAGGTTCACCTGATGTTGATGGTAGACCCTCTCACAGTTTTGAGTTAGTTGTTGAAGGTGGAGATGCTTCAGTAATTACTGAAGTGCTCTGGAAGCATCATCCACTAGGGATTCAAACTTGGGGGGATGTTACCAGTACAACAGAGGCTGGATTCACTGTTAGGTTCAGTAGGCCTACTACAGTTTATATCAAGATGGAGATTGATTACACTTTGTACTCAGAAGAAGATTTTACAGCGACTGGGGCAGAAGGTATTAAAGATGCTGCTGTTGATTATGGTAATACACTACAGGTTGGACAAGATGTTATCCCACAGAGATTCTTTGGTGGCATCTTCAGCTCTGTAAGTGGGATTGCTTCATTGGTCGTACGTGTAGCTAAGAGTTATGATAATGTAACTTACACAGCCTTCCAGACAACTCCAATAGCAGTGGGCGCTAAAGAGAATTCAATATTTGATCTGGCTCGTATTGTAGCTACAGAGGTGTGACCATGAATGCTCATCCCTTTCGTGACCTCAAGGTGTAAATAGATGGAAACAATAGATCATGTAGCCTTAGGGCTTAGTAGGCTTCCAGCACAGTACAGAGAAAGCCCTATCTTAAAAGAACTCTTAACTATTTATTTAGAAGAGTTGCAAGAGATTGAAGATTGTTTGATTGATATAGTTAATCAGAAAGATGTTGATCAGGCAATTGGTTTCCAATTAGATATTATTGGTGAACATGTTGGTGTCTTAAGACAAGGGCGAGATGATGCTGAGTATCGTCAAGCCATTAAGATACAGAAGATCATTAATGCCTCTCAAGGACAATATGAGACAGTCTTGCAATTATGGAGGCTGTTATTAAATAGCCCCACTGCAACCCTCATGGAAGAGTTCCCAGCAGGTATCAACCTGTACTCAGATGTGGGTATATCAGACTTCACAATAGTTGACTATCTAGTTAAAGCTTTACCAGTCACTGTTAATGCTGGTCTTACCACTTCATTTGACGCTGACCCACCATTCGGGTTTGACACAGACCCCACCACACTAGGTTTTGATACTTCAGGTGGTAAATTTATTGGTCGTTACGCACCGCTACCATAAGAGATTAATATGCCATATACATATACACAGCCAGTTAAGAAACCAGATTTTGCCATGTTAGACGGCACTAATGGTGTAGCTGGTGGAGTTAACACAGCAGAGCCACCACAGGACAGTAAAGACTACGGTTGGGACTTTGGTGAAAAACCCACAAGCTCTTGGATGAACTGGGTTCATAGAATTACAGCCAATTGGGTTTACTACTTAGATGAACGTGTAACCACATTGTTAACATTACTAGACTCCAGTAAGACAAAGAACGCTGCTGATGCAGATAACTATTTCAGATCACAGTGGTAATATAAATGGCTTCAGGAAGATTAGGGGCACACATATCAAGTGGTGCATCCACAACAAGTGTGTACTCAGTACCCACAGGTAAGACAGCAGAAGTAAATGTCACAGTCTATAATAACTCAGGGCTTGTGAATAAGGTTAGTTTGTTTAGATCGCCAACTGGTACTCCCTCTGCTACGCACACAGTGCAACTAGACACAATAGATATTACAGATGGGTATGAGCGCACAGCGTTTGTGATGAAAGCGGGGGAACACCTTTGCTACAAGACAGACCAAGCAGGCACTAACGTAGTTGTTACTGGTGTGGAATATGATAGTCTGTCTAATGAAATTAATGACCAATCTTTGATAACTACAGATACAGAGACTGTAGTGTATGACAATACAGTAGCTAAGGCAGGTACTGTGAATATCTCTATTTCTCTGGCTGATGGTTCTGCTGTTTCGGATACAACCACTGTAGCCCTGTACACATCTACATCTAATGCAGCATCTGGTTACCTTCTCCACAAGAAGTTGTTAACAACTACAGATGTATCTGGTTTTGAAAAAACTGGATTTGCAATTTCAACAACAGACAAAATAATCGTAGTTACCACTGGGCTTATCGGTCAAGTTGCTGTAACAGTTTCAGGATACACTAAGGGGTAATACATGGGCTTAGCAACATTTAGGCAAGGTAGCAGCACAGGTGCGGGGGGTGTACTTCTTTACAGAATGAAACCGCTTCCACTGGTGTCTCAAATCTATGGTTGGGATGGGACTTCACAACAGTTCCATGTCCCCGTTGTTAGGAGTGGTGCTGGAACTAAGTCATTCAAAGCAACTGCAAATACAGATATAGTCCTGTACACACAATCTTCAGCAGGTGTTCCTGCAACCACTGCCTCCATTTCTTACACCACATACTTAACATCCAGTACAGCAGTAGCTTTCCACATGAATTCTGCTGATACCTGCTTGTATGTACTACTTCGTGCTGGCACTTCTTACAGAGCAATTAAGATAGATGACTCAACAGGTGTAGTTACTACCATAGGCTCAAGTTTCACCCCTGCCACCACTGGGAATTGGCCTACAATCATGACAGCTTCTATGGAGATAGATTCTGTAAGTGGGCACCTCAAAATAATTTGTAACGGTTTTAGTCACAGTCTCCATAAAACAACGGGGGCTATTGTTACACAAGATGTTGCTGTACCCGTAGGTACATTCTTAGGTCGGAAGCTTTGGTACAAAACCCAAGATGGTACTGTTGGGGTGAGTGCAGAAATATCATCTAATATCCCAACAACAATCCATGCCACTTACGGCAACATCAGTGGGTATAGCATACCATCTTCATCTGCTAATGGTATACTCTCTTCTTACGAAAGTAAACTGGATGCAGCCAACTTTATACTTGTGGATAATGATAAAGTTATTAATGGGACTCTGGCAGGTAACCAGAACACCTCAGGTGTCAAAGTATATTCTCGTACAGACTTCGATAAGTATATTAAGTCAATAGCAGAACTTGGTGCGGGTGTTATCTGATGATAATCGTACAAATAAGTGACTATAAGGTAGGTTCCAAATATAACCTACCAACCATACCCCCAGAGTTTGTGGGGCAGATGGGGACTGTATACCAAGACATTAGCGAACATCCACTTCGAGATAGTATTGAATCTGGTTGGAGATACGAGGGTGGAGATTTCTTACCACCCTTAGACACTTCCTCAGATTTTGGACGTATAATTACTGTCCTCGCTTATCGTAAAAGATTTACAAGAGAAGAGAGGGCTTTGATTAAACATGCTTCTCGTTCAACTACATTACAAGCCTCTGGGTTAGCTTCTGATCTTGATGACTTGACAGCAGCTTCTTACATAAATTTAGATATTGCTGACACCATCTCTGCTACACAAGGGATAGAAGCAGCTACGTTAATCGCAACAGGCAGAGCAGATGAGATTCTGTCTGATCCAGTGTACTCTGCTGAACTCCCTGCTCAACTAAGAATTAAATACGGACTCCCTGAGATTCCTACAGAAGCTGAGATGTCTACGAACAGCGGTAGAGGCTACACCACAGTGGGTGAGTTCTTCGCAGCTAACCCAGCTTAACTAATTAAAGGTTTATACAAATGAAACATATTAAAACAAGCGTAGGCTCTGTAACCTCACAGGAAGCCCCACAAGCCTCTATAACAGAACAGGCTACCCTAGTATCCCTTGAGGCAGCAAATGCCTTGGAGAAGGACACAGACGTAACTAAAGCCATTGACATACGTGACTTACTGAACCGTCACTTAAATGCAGAAGATAAGGCTATTGTACAACAAGCTGTAGCAGCTTACCCAGACAAAGTGGCTAAGATTGCAGTGTACGCTAATAAGTTCTCTGGAGCTGATTTAGCTCGTTGTCTAGGTCACTCAGCTTTCTAATAAGAGACCCTATCATGGAAAAAGCTCTAGTAGTGTTTGGTAGTAACTGGAAACCAGCTTCCATCCTAATTAAACTGTTTACCCTAAGTAGATGGTGTCACTGTGGGGTAGTGGATGGTGAGTACATCATTGACACTACTTTATCTTCTGGATGTAGACGTATTCCTATTGCTGAATGGGTGAAGCATTATAACACCTATGAAGTGATGAGTTTACCTACCGCCAGTAAAGAAGTCTACTTGGAGAAAGCCCGTAGCTATGTTGGCAGTAAGTATGACTGGAGGGGGATTGCCTCTTACATCTTCTACAAGGATATAGGTGAGAAGGATAAGTTCTTTTGTTCAGAGATGGTAGCAGACTGTATTGGTATTGAGTATAAGCCTTGGAGTATTAATCCACAATGGTTGAGTAAACTAGCAAGAGTTTGTAAGGGGTGGCTGTATGAATAATCACTTGACTTCTGAGACAACCTGTAGTAAAGTCTTATATTTTAGGAATAATTTATGAGACTTAAAGATTTAAATGGTAAGGTTTTCAGCCATTTGACGGTAATAGGATTTGGACACTGGAAGTGTAATTCTTTGGGACAGAGACGTGCCTACTGGAAGTGCCTTTGCGAGTGTGGCAGGTATACGTCTGTCAATACATCAAAACTAACTAATGGTAGCACTAAATCTTGTGGGTGTGGTATAAGTTACCCACTAAGGGGGCTGAGTAATACCCCCGCCTATATTAGTTTTAGGGCTATGCAAAGCAGATGCTTGAATAATGATGATATCGCTTACTCCAAGTATGGAGGGGATGGAATTACCATTTGTGATAGATGGTTAGCTCCAAACCCGCAAGGGTTCTTCAACTTCTTAGAAGACATGGGAGAAAGGCCAGATGGAACTAGCCTCAACCGTGTAGGTGGAGCAAAACTCTACTCTAAAGATACATGTGCTTGGGCTACTCCTAACGAACAGTCTTTTGATCAAAAACTTCAAAGCAATAACTCATCAGGGAAGACAGGTGTTTGTTGGAAGAAAAAGGATCGTAGGTGGAGGGCTTATATTTATAAAGATAATATTAATATCAGCCTAGGTAGTTACTTAAATCTGGAAGATGCAATAAAGGCAAGAGAAGAGGCTGAATTAAAATATTATGGATTTATTAAAGAATAGTAGTGCGCTTAAGAAAATAGCAGCAGCTTGTGGGATTAGTGGGGTGTTGGCATTTACAATTCTCGACCCTTTTGAGGGTAAGGTGAATAACGTCTACTTAGACCCCGTATTTTTGGCAACTAGCTGTTGGGGGCATACATCTCCAGATTTGAGACTTGGGCAAACATTTACAGACGAGCAGTGTTTGGAACAATTAGAAGCTGATTTAGTTAAACATGATCGTCAGCTTCGGGGTGTTGTTACTGAAAAAATGAACCCTTACGAACATGCAGCTTACCTATCCTTCGTGTACAATGTGGGGATAGGCGCTTTTTCCCGCTCGACTATGTTAGGAAAACTTAACGCAGGAAACCATACTGGTGCCTGTGATGAGCTTCTTAAGTGGGTTTACGCAGGAAAGAAGAAGTTGAAAGGACTAGAACGTAGACGTGCTGTAGAAAGGGATATGTGTCTTGGTAAAGCTCAAATAACAGACAAAGAGGTGTTAGATGCTATCGCTCAGTCCAAGTAGTATTGCTGCTATCATTCTAGCCCTCCTATTATCCATCTCTGGAGGCTTTAACTACTATCACATAGGTAAGGTAGCCTCCCTATCTTCAAAGGTAAAAGAGCTGGGGAATACCACGAAGGAAGCTGTGGCCAGTAAGGAGAAAGTATCTGAAAGCTGCAAGCAGGATGATAAGGCTATTAGGGATTTGGTAGAAGGTAACAACTCTACTGATGTTAATACTAAGTCACTCCAAGAACAGCTTAAAGATTTATCTAAAGCAGTTAAGCCCATATCACCATATGCACCTACCATCCCCACTAAGTCAGACGAGAAGTTGAATGAAATTCCTATTAACTCTAAGCTTCCTGCTGATCTTAACAGGGTGCTCGACAAAGCCTATCAAGACAACCGTTGAGGTTGCTGTACTTCCACCTGAAACCTTATTAGTTAATCCTTGTGATAACACTAAAGCAGGAGATACTTTAGAAAGTTTATCTTCTGCTTATATTGAACAATCAGGCTGTATAAAAAAGTATAAAACTACCCTTCAAACCTTAAGAGAGTGGAGGGAGGCTAAATCTAAGCTCTACCCCACCAAAGAATTAGAGAATAAGAAATGATTACTTCGTTCAGAGAACTTTCAGTAGCAGGGAAGATATTAACCCTTGCATTCCCAGTAGTTGTAACCATTGGGTTGGCTGTACGTGCAGCAGACTTAGCACGATTAGATAGAATTGAAGAAAGACAATTTACAATGCAAGGTGTCGCTGTAACTGACAGTAAACTCTCCCAGACTAAGGGTGAGATTGTTCAGTTGATGGACATTAGATTTGTAGCTACAAATAGTAAGATTGATTTAATTAGCCAACAACAAGATAGAATGATTGACATTCAACAGAAGTCTAATGAATATAATAAGCAGATCATTGATGAGTTGCGTAGGTCGAAGAAGTAGTACGGGCACGATGTTGTCCCTCAGAGGAGAGCAACACCTGTGGAGAGAAGAAGTTCAGATAAAACCTTGCATTACCTAGTCCTTACATTTATTACAGTTATTGTAATAGCCACATTAGTAATGTTGTATTTCTCAACTAAGTCTAATACAGATCAATTAAGGATAGATGAGTTGGAAAGGAAGATGACACTGTTAATAAGGGAAACTGGTAGAGACTCAGAAGATAGGTATTTACGAATACAAAGTAATGTTGATGGATACCAGATTTCTGTTGAAAAACGTAACCAGCTCATCTTAGATAAGATAGATCGTCTACAAGACGAACTACAGAAGAACAAGAGTAAATAAATGACAGCGTACACAATTAACAGTGGTGCAGATACGTACTACGATGCACAAACATCCCCCTCAGTCAATGCCACTTTAGACACGTATGCAATATCAAATAACACTAGATTTGTGGTGCGTACAGATACATACTCCTGCGCTAACCACTCTGTTGCTGCTGGATCATTAGACACAGTAACCTTCTCTGGTGTAGGGGGTACACTTCACTTTGATCCTACTTATGTAAGGGTAATTGCTTATACAGGTGGTAGCGGTAATAGTCCTGCTTATGGTGCTACCATCTCTCAGGGGGGAGTATCTGGTGTATTCCTTGGGGCTTGGACTAACTGGTTATCAGAACCAATCGTAGCTGGAGCTGCCATAGGTGCTACAGGCTTTATTAAGATCGGGGGTAAAACTGGTGGCAACTTTGCCGCTGGTGCGTTAACAGGTATTGCAGCCACTTGCAGCGGTGCTGATGTACAAGGGTGGATGGAGGTGAGAGGTTCTGACACAGCAACCATCACTGTCCCCCGTATCGGTAAAGTAACCTCTAATGAAGCTTGGTTTGAGATTGGCACTACTAATGGTACTAGAGGTCAGGTGATTGCTTGCCCCACTACAGCCACTTTTGCGGGTGTATTTGCTGGGGTTCAAATTGAGACTTCAGTAGGTAGTGGGGTATATGAATGGTATCCAGCAGTGGGCTCCCAAGTTGCAT